TCTTTCGATGACGTTATGGCTTCTGCTTCACGTCTTCTAGGACGCAACATGGCTCTTTATCTTGATAAGTTGAGCCGCGACACACTCTACTCAGCAACATCCAAGATTTACGGCGAAGACCGTTCAGGTCTTTCAGCTGCAAATGACTGGTACGGCTACGGAACTGTAGGCACAACTCGTGCAAGCATGACCGGTGCATTCAACATGACTCCTCACGTAGTCAAGGATGCAGTTGAGACCTTGTCAACAAAGAACATTCCACGCTTAGGTGAGACCTATGTGGCATTCGTTCACCCTCACCAATCACGTCGTCTACGTGACGTTCCTGAGTTCATCGAAGTAACGAAGTACGCCGCTCCTGGAAACTTCATGCTTGGTGAAATCGGACGTCTATACGACTGCGTATTCATCGAAACCACACAGGTCCGCAAGGTCGCTGGTGGTGCTGGTACTTCTTACTCAGCCGATACTGCTACAACTCCAACAGTTACAGCAGGCGGCGGATATATTTCACCAGCTGAATTCACCGGTAACGGTGGTTCAGACCGCTATGACTCTATCTTCATTGGAGATAACGCATTCGGTCACGCAATCTCACTTCCAGTTGAACTCCGCGATGGCGGTATTCTTGACTTCGGTCGTGAGCATGCACTTGCTTGGTACTCAATCTTCGGTCTTGGTCTAATTACTGACCAGGCTGTAGTTATTGCAGAAACCAACTAATTTAAAAAGTTCGGGGGCGGGCCTAAAAACCCGCCCCTAACCAAAAACAACAGATACTAAATCGGAGGATATAACGTGGCTAATAATAGACCGAAGGCGACTGATTACACAGGACGTCAGCGAGAAGCCCTTGCTAAAGAATTTGCTGAAGAGCAATCAAAGCGTGCAGGTGAAATGTCTCTAGCTACTGCGGAAGCGCAGTTCAAAGCAGAGAACGAAGTAATCGACGCAACACAGCCAAACCGTCTAACCACTATCGTAGTTGATGAAGTTAAAACAACTGGGGCAAGTGGAAACGACACAGTAGTTATCCGTGTTACAGATGATATTGAAAACATGACTTTAGGTGCAGGAACTAGTTATACGTTTAAGGTTGGTAACAAATATTCTGTTACTAAAGACGTTGCAGCTCACCTTCAGGAAAAAGGATACGTGGCTCAGATTCTCTAAACGCACGATTAGGCGGGGCAGCGGGCGCTATTTGTAGCCCGCTGTTTCGTTTAACCAGTTTTTAAACCTGCTACACGGCACCATTAGAGTAGCCTGTTACGCGTGAATAAGGAGTAAATGTGGCAACTCTTGCAGACTTTGTATCAAAGGTCCGTATGGAGCTTGGCGACCAACCCAAACAATTCACGAAGACTTTCACAGGTGACGGAAGTACCGTAGATTTTGTTCTTGGAGTCAAGCCCGTTGATACGTCAACGCTATTAGTGACCGTAAACGGTGTCGCTAGAGCTAACCCAACTCACTTTACTATTGAGGCTCAACACGGAGTTATTCACTTCGTAACAGCTCCAGCGCTTAACGCAGTTATAAATGTAACAGGAAGCGTATTTAGATACTTTTCAGATTCAGAAATTACCTATTTTGTTAATACTGCAGTAACTCAACACACTTTCAATAGAACAGATAGCTATGGAAGAGCCATGACTATTGGCATGCTTCCCGAGGTTGAGGTATACCCAGTAACCATCTTGTCATCGATAGAAGGCCTATACACATTGGCCACAGACGCTGCTTTTGACATCAACATCTTTGCCCCAGACGGCGTGACCATCCCGCGTTCTGAGAGATACCATCAGCTTACAAATCTTATACAACAACGCATGGAACAATACAAAATGCTATGCGCTGCTCTAAACATAGGAATTCACCGTATTGAGGTTGCTACTCTACGTCGAGTAAGTAGAACTACTAACAAACTTGTTCCGATATTCATGCCTCAAGAAATCGATGACTCACGTCGTCCAGAGCGTGTATACCTTCCAAACGACATGACTGGCAGAACGCCTCTTCCAAGCACAGCTGGAATTTATGACATCATCCTTCAGCAGGGTGACTCTTGGTATGGAATATTTGATTTTCCAGACAACACTAATTTTAATGATTTAGTATTTAAAGCACAAATTAGAACATATCCTAGCTCTCCATCACTGTGGGCTACATTTACAATCACAGTTGAAGACGCCCCAACTAAGAAATTAAGACTTGCTTTAACAAAAGCACAGACTCAAGTTATCCCTGTTAGAGCGTTCTGGGATTTACAAGCTACTTCAATAAGTGATGCAACCTTTGAACAGACATATATTCGTGGACAAATATTCTGCGAAAGAGAAGTTACTGACTGATGCCTGATGAAATTATTGTCACACCACAAACTCCTGTTCAAGTAACTGTTTCTACTGGTACAACTGGTTCACAAGGACCAACTGGCCCTACAGGTGCTACTGGACCTGTTGGTAGTGCATCTACTGTTACTGGACCAGCTGGTGCAACAGGCCCTTCAGGTCCTACAGGACCAACTGGTACAACAGGCCCAACAGGTCCTCAAGGTATAACTGGCCCTGTAGGCCCACCAGGTACCACAGGTGCAACTGGTGCTACTGGTACCCCTGGTGTAACTGGTCCAACAGGACCTGCTGGTGTTGGCGTAAATATATTAGGTTCTTATAACAGTGAAGCAGCACTTAATGCTGCACAGCCAACTGGAAATGCTGGCGAAGGTTATCTTGTAAACGGAAGTCTTTATGTATGGGACCAAGCAAATGACGTTTGGGAAAACGTTGGAAATATTCAAGGACCGACAGGTCCACAAGGTATACAAGGACCGACAGGAGCAACAGGTGCGGCAAGTACAGTTACTGGACCTACGGGTCCTACAGGAAGCACAGGATTACAAGGAGCAACTGGACCAACTGGAGCTCAAGGAAATGTGGGAGCTACTGGACCAACTGGTGCCACAGGAGCTACAGGATTAACTGGTAGTACTGGACCGACTGGTCCAACTGGTGCAGCTAGCACAGTAGAAGGACCAACTGGTCCTACTGGTAATACTGGTAATACTGGTCCTACTGGTCCTACTGGTCCAACAGGTGCAGCAAGCACAGTTACTGGACCAACAGGTCCAACAGGTTCAACTGGCGCAACTGGACCAACAGGCGCGGCATCTACAGTTACAGGTCCAACGGGTGCAACCGGTGCGGCTTCAACCGTAACTGGCCCAACAGGTTCAACTGGCGCAACAGGACCAACGGGACCAACTGGTGCACTTGGACCACAAGGTATTTTTTATGTAGGAATTACTGCACCTGCTTCTCCTAACGCAGGTGATGTCTGGTTTAATTCAAACAACGCACGTAATTATGTTTACTACGATTCTTATTGGGTAGAGTGGGCAAACTCTGATATTGGACCAACTGGTTCAGCAGGTCCAACAGGACCAACTGGTGCTGCAAGCACAGTAACTGGACCAACAGGTCCTGCTGGTATTACTGGACCAACAGGTTCTACAGGACCAACAGGTCCTGCTTCTACACTTCAAGGTCCTACAGGACCCGCAGGCCCAGCAGTTACTGGACCAACAGGTCCAACTGGTGCTGCATCTACTGCTGTTGGACCTACTGGACCAACAGGTCCTTCAGTCACAGGTCCTACAGGACCACAAGGTAACCCTGGAGTAACTGGACCGACAGGTCCTGCAGGTGCAACTGGACCTACTGGACCAGTAGCAGACGCACAGCTACATCCATTTTTATTCGGAACAATTTAGTAAACTTAACAAGAAAGGAACACAGTGGCCACAACATATAAAGTTCTTGGGCAAGTCGTATCTACGGCTAGCGTTGACACAAATGCTTACACCGTACCCTCAAGTACTCAAGCTGTAATCAGCAGCATTGTGATTGCTAACCGTGGGTCTGAAAACACCACGTTTAAGCTAGCTGTACGTCCTAACGGCGCTTCTATAGAAAACAAGCACTACGTCGCCTATGACGTACCTATTGATAGAAATGACACTACTGTTCTTTCTTTTGGAATAACCATAGACGCAGCAGATGTAATAACCATAAACGGTGGAAACAACAACCTTAGCGTAAGCGTATTTGGAACGGAGATTACACCCTAATGGCTGGATTCTTATCTCTATCTGGTAGCTCTGCAAAGTCAAAACAAAATTTCTATGGGTTTAAATATGACCCAGCAACTGACACTTTGACTGTTGAAGAGTATTTATGGGGGGATACTTCAGCTCAAATCACTGTTCCTCAACTAAACGACGATGGAACGGTATACGCTAGATACGATGATACTTATTATACAACTGCTCTAACCCCTTACGAATTCTCTTTTTCGTGGGATACTACATACACAGACCAGCTCATCATGGAGGTTAACTAGTGGCTGCCCAAATTTTTAATCTAGGAAAGCTACGCTTTACCTACAAAGGTACATAT